GGCTACCATCGGGCATATAGGATACTGACACGTATACACTCAAGTCGTGAGTGAGCAGATAGACGTAACGCACCTATCGTGGTCTAGGACCGTCCAATTAAATTTGGAATCAAATCAAAGAAAATTCATGAAAATCTAGTTTCTTTGTTTTACACAACTACTTTTGTAGGTATTACTATGGCTTTCTCATATAGAACGCCACAGGAGGAGCTTCTGAACAGGTTACCCCAAACCCAACAGGAGATAATTGGCAATCTTCAATTTGAACGATTGCAGAAAGAGGAAGAGAGGAGAGTGGTTAGCTTCTCTTACGCTTTGCCAGAGAAAACTAAGGAGTGGTTCACTAAGTCAGGGGTCTATCTCTCACCCTTTTCTTTTGAAGTGCATTCTCATCCTGGTTGCAAAACTCTGGAGAACCACATATTATATAATATAGTGGCCCCGCACATATCCAAATATCCCTACATAGCCTGCTTGAGTATTAAAGCAAATAAAATGAGCAAAATGGAAAGAATGGGAGCTCATAGTGTTAAGAATTATGATATATTTAACAGGCTTGTAACTTCAAGGGATAAGTCTCGCTATGGAGATCTTACCCAACCAACTAGGGTTGGAGGTCCAAAGGGTTCCAATTATTTCATTCATGATGAAATTCACTATTGGTCCAGAACTCAGCTAGAAACTTTCCTTGATATAAAGAAACCACGTAATCTGTGGGTCACTATGGTGTTCCCCCCTGAAATATTGAAAGGTTACAAGAGTTCTGTTCTGCCTTTTTTGTATGAATTTGAAATAGACAAGGGTAACCTCATCTATATGCCCGATGGTAGCCGATCTGAAAGTTATACTCAATCAATTGAAAATGGTTACCTGCTTAGCACAAACTGTATAAGCTTCAAGAATAAAGATGGTTTGAGGAAGCAGTACAGTGTCACATTGGTCTATACCTTGGGCTCACATCATGTTTTCCATATATTCCCAAACATGGGTTTGATTGAGGATGAGATAAGGAGATTTGGTCCATATGATCTCTTTGATGTGGGAACTCTCTTCAAAAAACCAGTGAGAGTACCAATTCAGGGCTTCCCTCTCAGCACTTTCAAAAAGATATTTATCTACATGAGTTCTCTTAAGAAGCCTGATGAGCAATCCGCCGTGGCAAAGCTAAGACAACTTTGTGATGCTGAAATTTCAATTGAAGCTGTCTTCCTCATTCAAGAATTTGCTAAAAGAATTGAGAAAGGGGGTATTTTAAGTTGGTCATGCTCTTTTTTTGACTACCTCAAGGATCATTTTTTTGACAAAATTCCTTTCAAGGACACTCTGGAGAAAATTGGGTTAGCAGATGATTTCACAAGGAGATTGATTAACCTCAAGCCTCTATCCTTTGACATAAGAGCCGATCAGGAAAGGAAGCTTATTGCTATGGTGTTCGATGCAGTTTGGCCTGATCAGCAAAGTGAAGACTATCTTGCTGCAGAAATCTCTAAAGGAAAGAAGAGGGTGATCAATGGCAACGCATTTGTGAATGGAGTATCAAGCACAAAAAACTTTTTGCTTGGGAGAGCTAGGGAGGTGCAGCCGGATTACCCAGAGGATTTTCAGTCTGATGATCTTGCCCACACCCCAATTAGATTATCAGGAGATGAGGACTACTCAAGATCTGCACCAAGAACTCCTGCTATTTTCAGAACGGCCCGAACTGAATATAATGTGCTTCCCCCTAGTTCAGGAGCTCCATTACGCATTGGTTTCGAGAGATTCTATGGTAAAGTGGAGAAAACCGAGTACCAGAAGGATCTAGAGTCAAGGAAAAGAAAGATTGCTCTCTCTGCATTAGATTTTCATGTGAATAAGACAAAAAATAAAGACGTGGAGAGCTATCTTGCTGCTCAAGGGAGAAGGGATGAGCAGACTAGGTTGAAGAATCTGGCCCTCACTAGACTCTCCAAAGTCAAAGGAAGAGTTAGATTTGTCCCCACCTGCACTGCTTCAAAATCAAGTGAGAAACCAATTGGAAAGCAGCAGGAGGAGAAGAAGAATGAACTTGTTCCCAAGACAGGTCATCAGGATTCCACAACTTTACCGAGAGACGAGTTCATTAATTCAATATTGAAAAAGAGTGAAGTTGTGAGAGAAAAGATTGAGGCTACTGAAGTGAAAGAATTTGATTGTTCGAAGTTTATTTTGGAGCCAGTCTGCAAACATGATCTTATGAGGACCAATGAGCAGGTTAGTGCTTTGGTAAGACAATCATTGAATGCATTGTGCTTCAGACCGAACAAAGGAAAAAAATCCGTTTATGTCACTCTTGATTCACCGATGGTATACTTTCACAATTCAATTTCCTACCCATCAATTGAGGCAACCGGGCTTATTAAAGATTGGATCCTGAGTAAAGCTGAGGATTATGGTGTCCCATTCAATGCGGCTCTTGTGCAAGTGTACGAAAAAGATTGTATTCTAGGGATGCACAAGGATAATGAATCTTGTTACGGGAATCATCCAATTCTAACTGTCAATGTTAGTGGGAAAGCAGTCTTCTCCACTGACTGCTGTGGCAATACAATGGAACTTGATTCAGGGGATGAACTTCTTATGCCAGAGGATTTCCAAAGAAAATTTAGGCATGGGGTGAAGTCAATCACTGACGGTAGAATGAGTGTCACACTCAGAGTGCATGAACGAGACTTCTCTTTTGAGGAAAAGAGAAAATTTATAGAAGGTAAATATGATTGCCTCTTTGTTGCAATGGCCGCAATGATTTCAAAAAAACCAGAGGACATAATGTTTAAATGTCTTAACACTCTTGACAGATGTGTGATGAATAAGGGATGTGATCTCACTGACCTGAGGTCCATATGCAGTGGATATGAGATCAAAGTTGAATGTCAGGGTGATTGTGGTTTGGTGGAGATTGGGGATATTGGACTTCCCCTTGGCAAGTTGATTTTGAGGGGGAATCATTTCACCTTGTGTTCAAAGCGAAGATCAAATCTGGATTCCTTGGCCAACTCCTCAAAAGATGTCTCAAGTTTGTCTGGAGGTATTGACTATGTCATGGTGAACTTCATCAAAAGATTGAGATCAATTGAACCTGACCTCTCCAGATCTGAGATCAAGGTTGACATCAAAAGAGGTGGAAAGTTACTCAAATGTCTTATGGAAGGTCTTACTGGAATCGTTTCCCACAACTCTACCCACGATGGTTGGAGATTGCTTAAAGGGGTCAAGAATTCAGCCGACATGAGGTCATTAATAGGGGCGATGAGGGGCAATGTTGATGGGATGGAAAAGAACAAACTTCTGAATGAACTTGAAGAGCTTAATTTCCAGAAAGTCCCCATTTATGGAATATTTGGATTTGCCGGCTCAGGGAAGAGTCATGCTATACAAAACCTCATTGCTAAAGAGTTCAGAGGATCTCAAGGTCTTATGATTGTTTGTCCTAGAAAGTTTCTAGCCAAGGATTGGAGTGAGAAAGGTGTGGAGGAGATGGACATAAGAACATTTGAGAGCGCTCTAAAATCAGACATCAAGGGTAAAAGGGTATTTATACTTGATGAGGTGACTTTGCTCCCTAGAGGTTTCACTGATCTTTTGCTGATGAAGATTCATATGGAAGGAAACCTAAAGAGTTCAACCATCATTTGCTTAGGAGATCCTTTACAAGCTAGTTACTTTAGCCAGAAGGATGATTCCTATCTTGAGAGAGAGCCTGAGGTCAAAAGGTTGTTCAAAGATGGTGTTGAATACAAGTGGTTCAGTCATAGGGTTAACAAATTTACAGCTAGGCAGCTGTCCATAACCACGACAAACACTTTCCCTGGGATTGATAGCCAGAGTCAGATCTACGGAGATGTTCAGAGTGCAATTTGCTCCATTCAGAAAACTGGAATTGATGTGGAGATAATATTGGTTGCTAGCATGATAGAGAAAGAGCTATATTGCAATTTGGGCAGAACTATCACGTTTGGAGAATCTCAAGGTCTCACATTTGGTGTTGGGGTTGTTGTCCTTTCTGAGGAGACAAAGCTCTGCTCTGATGCCCATATAATGGTCGCTATCACAAGGTTCAACAAAGGCTACTCTTTCGCTCTGGGAAGCAAGGGTACAAAAGACGAATACATGAGAGGCATGAAGAATGGCCTTTTAAGTAGGTTGACTTCAAACTCTGGGGCAAGTAAAGACTTCATAATGAGTTCTTCATCAGTGAAGCTGAATTTGAGCGAGAAATTAATCAAGACCGGTGCTGGTATTGATGAAATGGACAGGGAGGAAAGATTGTCTGGTGACCCTTGGCTTAAGAGTCAAATTTTTCTTGGAAAAAGATTTCATTTGAGGGAACCGCTAGGTCAAGTTGTCAATCTAGAGGACTCGGCAATTAAATGCCATTTGCCTATATGCAACAATCAGACTCTTTACGTGGAGCTGTCGAAAATGAGAGCAAGAGAGGATAGGGAATTCAAAGGAAAGGACGGTTGGTCAAAACAATTCAGAGAGGAGGCAGGTCCAAATTGGAAAAGTCCATATAAGGTGGCACAGCCCATGAATTTTGAGGCGATATACCCCAGACATAGAATGGATGATGACATCACCTTTTATGCTGCAATCAAGAAGAGGCTCAGGTTTGACAATGTTGCAAATAACTACGCCAAATTCAAACAATCGCAATCCAGGGGGCAATATTTGCTCAAGGTTTTCCTAGAACATGTGAACCTAAAGCCAAGTCGAAATCAAGCTCTGCTCAATCAATGCAGACAGGAATTTGAAGAAACCAAGTTGAACAAAAGTGCAGCCACGATAGGTGCCCATTCCCAGAGGTCAGATCCAGACTGGCCATTGGATAGGATATTCCTGTTCATGAAATCGCAACTGTGCACAAAATTTGAAAAGAGGTTTGAAGATGCGAAGGCTGGTCAAACCCTTGCATGCTTTCAGCACAGAATACTGGTGGAATTTAGCCCTTGGTGTAGGTATGTAGAGAAGATTTTAACTGCATGCACGCCAGACAACTTCTACATACACCAGAGGAAAAATTTTTCGGAACTTGAAAACTTTGCCAAGAGGTTTTCTGATGGATCAATTTGTGTGGAGTCAGATTACACGGCATTTGACGTTTCCCAAGATCATACAATACTTGCTTTTGAAGTTGAGCTACTAAGATTCATAGGGTGGGATGAGAAGATCTTGAACAGCTACATTAAAATGAAATGCACACTAGGGTGTAGACTTGGAGGCTTTGCTATAATGAGATTCACAGGGGAGTTTTCCACCTTTTTGTTCAACACTCTTGCGAATATGGCATTTACCTTCTGCAGGTATGAAGTCAAAAAAGGCACCCCAATATGCTTCGCTGGGGATGACATGTGTGCTCTGAGAAATTTGAGAGAGGTTTCAACGCATGAGCATATTTTGGACAAGTTGAGTCTCAAGGCCAAAGTAAACAGAACGACCGTTCCAATGTTTTGTGGATGGAGGTTATGCCAGGACGGATTGATAAAAGAACCATGTTTAATTTACGAGAGGCTTTGCGTGGCCATAGAAAACGGAAGATTGCTTGATGTCATAGATTCGTATTACCTGGAATTTTCATTTGCCTACAAATTAGGTGAGCGGCTATTTCAGTATCTTGAAATTGAACAACTGAATTATCATCAAGTTTTGGCCAGATTCTTTGTAAAAAATAGCCATCTTTTGAGAGGAAGTGCAAGGGAAGGGATCTCTGAATTGAGCTGGTTATCTGACGGGGATGACAATGATGATGAGAGCTCACAAGTCAAAAATCGCAGAAGGGGATATTCCAATATCTGGGGTGAAAAGCTCCAAAGTCTATTCTGACGTGACTCCGTTTAGAAGGGCCTCTGATCTCATGATACATTGGAATGAGTTTGCATTCAAGATCATGCCTGATGACATTGGGGATGGAGGCTTTAGACTCATGTCTGTTCCTGTCATGCCTAAAGATGAAATAGAGCATTTTAGAAGGGAAAGAGGATCTGCCAATTATGTTCACTGGGGGGCTTTATCAATATCAATTGATGCCCTTTTCAAAAAGCAGTCAGGGGTCACAGGAAGGTGCGTTGTGTTTGACAAAAGATGGGAAAACTGCAAGCAATCCATACTCCAAACTTTTGAGTTCAATTTGGATAGCGGCTCAGCCACGATGATAACTTCACCCAATTTCTCAGTCTCACTTGATGATCCTAATCTTAATGATTCACTCTGTGTTGTTGTGGTATTCAATGATTTGAATTTCAGAAGTGAAAGTTACCCAGTGAGTGTCAGGGTTGGGAATATGTGCAGGTTCTTTGACAGTTTTTTGGGTTCTGAGATTTTCAAGAATGAATCAAATGTCTACATAGATTCCTCAGGTGCTGACCTACTTTCTTACAAATCTTTTGGATTTGGTGATGAAGAAGAGGTTGAGAGATTATTTAGATTTGCTGAGGTTGTTCCTACAGAGGCAATTGACTTGACGGTAAGAGAAATCCCCGGCAGCATATCCAATTTGTTCAGGAAAAAGAGGGTCATGCAATATGGATATGGGTCAAAAAGTGATCCAAGAAGGTCTAAAGGGAAAAGATTGGCCGGAGTTAAGTCGCTGGCCTTGGAAGGTGAATTGAATACATATTTAAACAAAGCTGGAGAAAGTAGTAACACAAGAGGAGTTGAAGCAACACATAGCAAGGTTCACAGGGGCAAAGGGAACCCTTTTGGAAAAAGTAAGGACTCACAGGATGTCGGCGCGATTGAATCTAACGAACAAGATACATACCGAGTTGATTGCCTTTCTATCTCAAGCGAATCGTCCACTCCATCAAAGATCAGAGCCGGAAAAGAAGTTGATTCTGAGGTCAATTTTCGCCAACATTGCAATCCAAGGGACGTCGGACTCAACGGAGTTTATTTCAACCACTGTTCAGGTGATGCGTCCGACGGGTGCGGAAGCGTTAGTGTCCTACAATCCGAGGACGATTGTTGGGTTGATAAAACTTTTCGCGTCAACAAACGAGGATGAAAATATTTCTAGGAGCACTTTCAGGCAAATTTGTGAACATTTTGCTGAATATGCCAAAAATGGTTTGATAGCACTGAAGTTACTCAGGGAATACACAAATCTGTATAGGAAGGCACCTAGTCTTGGTGGAAAGTATCCGGAGTTATGCTTTGACTTTAATGGAGGTCTTGATATGATAGATCTGAATAATGAACAGAGAAAGGTGATCACGAATTTCAATCAGCGTCTTTTGCAAACTGAGATCGCAAAAGGCGAGGCTGAAGCAAACATGTCTGCGGTCTCGACAAATCTCTGTGTTTAGAGTGAGACGGATTAGGTTAGCTTTTATGTGTGTGAAGAAGTGATGTTTAGGGTAAGGTCTGTCTTTTTGCATTGGATTTGCTTGTTTCAATAATCGATTTGACTCTTCAGGGTTGGTTCGATCTAGGTCTTGTTGAAATTGTCGAAGATGTCATTCAATCCCAAGAACAACAAGGATGACAGAAGGATATTCTCCTTGTGTCTTTCTATGATGAGAAATGGGATACCAAATGGGGTTTTGGCAATGATAAACATGAAAGCTAGATGTGTGATCAACTCTGAGAAGGTCAAAGTGAATAAATTGTGTGGAAAAAGTTCCCTATCTAAAGGGAGAAGGGCAGCTAGATTAGCTATCTGTTCCTTTTGTTATAGAACAAATTGTACCAGTGGTTATAGATGTTTGAAATCTAGAAATGGTATCAATGCTAGATTCGAGAAGGCGGAGTGGGTCAAATACGGGAAGAGTAGCTCTCTATTTGAGAGTGAGACTCCAATTTGTGCTCCATCCTTGCGAAATCACATTGAGGATGAAATGAATCGAGTAAGACACTCGTAGTCTTGTGGATCTGACTATAAAAGACACACAGTCATACACTGTTCATGTATGGTTTCCTGGAACTAACCAGTGGTAGTGCTTTAACTTATATCAAAGTAGACTATAGACTTTTAAATATTTTACTATAAAAAAAAAAAAAAA